AAAGTCGCGTAACATTTGGCGGAAACAGAGGCGAGTAATCAAATTTGTTTCTTAATTTTAATTTGTAAAAAGGAAAAGTTTAATGGCTAATGTAGATGCAGCTTTTGGTTTAAGACCTTACAAAGGACTTAACCCAGCAAGTGCTGTCCCATCCGCTAATAAATACTTAATTAATCCATCAGGTTATGGCACTACTATCTTCCAAGGTGATCTCGTTAAATTTAACGGTGGTTACATTGAGCAAGCTGGTGTAAGTGACGCTAACATTGTTGGTGTATTTAATGGCGTGTTTTACCAATCTTCAGACGGACCTGTATACAAAAATCATTATGTAGCAAGCACTACTGCTAGCTCAGGTGACATTGAAGTATACATTTACGACGACCCTAATACTTTGTTTTTGATACAAGGTGATTCGGCAACGAACACTGCTCAAGCAAACGTAGGGAAGAACGCTGATACTGTTGGAACAAGTGGAAGCACTACAACTGGAATCTCCTCCAGAGAACTTGACGTTTCGACTGCGGCAACTACTCAGGGCTTACAGCTCAAAATAGTTGGTGTAGACCAAGGACCAAAGAACGACGAACTCGGTACAACGCACACTAATTTGATTGTTCAAATTAATGAGCACGCGTACAGAGGTCCCGTAGCAGGTACATAAGATGGCAATATCTAGAGCACAATTAGTAAAAGAACTAGAGCCCGGATTAAATGCACTTTTTGGATTAGAGTACGACAGATACGAAGACGAACATGCCGAAATTTTCGACACAGAGACTTCAGATCGTGCCTTTGAAGAAGAGGTAATGTTATCCGGATTTGATGCAGCACCTGTTAAGTCTGAGGGAGCAGGAGTGGCTTTTGACACAGCGCAAGAATCATTCACAGCTCGTTACACTCACGAAACAGTTGCCTTAGCTTTCAGTATCACTGAAGAAGCGATTGAAGATAACTTGTATGACAGATTGTCTGCAAGATACACAAGAGCTTTGGCTAGAAGTATGTCAAACACCAAGCAAATTAAAGCAGCCTCAGTTTTAAATAATGCCTTCAACAGCAGTTTCGCTGGCGGTGACGGTAAAGAGCTTTGCGCTACAGATCACCCCACTATTAGTGGTGGTAGTCTTAGTAATGAACTCTCTACTTCAGCTGACTTAAATGAAACTTCTCTTGAGCAAGCATTAATTGATATTGCGGCGTTCGTAGACGAACGTGGATTAAAAGTAGCAGTACAAGGAATGAAATTAATTATTCCAAAAGAGCTACAATTCACTGCTGATAGACTGCTTGAGTCAACTCTAAGAACAGCTACCTCTGATAACGATGTAAACGCTATCAGAAACATGGGTATGCTGCCTGAAGGGTATGTAGTTAACCACTATTTGACAGACACTGATGCTTTCTTTATTAAGACTGATGCACCAAACGGATTTAAAATGTTCGCTAGGTCACCAATCAGAACTTCAATGGAAGCAGACTTCGATACTGGTAACGTTAGGTACAAGGCTAGAGAAAGATACTCTTTTGGATTCTCGGATCCAAGATGTGTATTCGGTTCTCCCGGAGCATAACAGTTCAATTCTAAAGGAACCTTTGCCGGGGGTTTCTCACTCAACCCGGCAACTTTTTTCTTGTATTCCCTTAATTTCATATATAATCTTAGTAATCAACTAGGGATAAAATTAATGGTTTATCGACTGCCCTAGCAGACTCGCCAAGACGATAAACGTAATTAAGGAGACTTAATATGGCAAAATCAACTTTTAGTGGACCGGTCAAATCACTAGCAGGATTTATCTCTGCTGGTAATGCGGCTGTGGTCAGTTTAACAGCAGACACAACTTTAACTGTGGCTGCACACGCGGGAAAAATTTTAACTACTAACGATGCTGACGGTAAGTTTACTTTACCTAGTATTGTTGCTACTGCTCCGGGCAGAGACGACGATCCTAATCAATTAAATAATTTAGGAGCTAGTTTCTTCTTCGTAGTAGAAACAGCAGCTACTGACATGGACATCTTAACCGATGGTACCGATAAGTTTGTTGGTGGCCTTTACTCTGGTAAAGACGATTCTACTGGTAAAACTTTTATATCAGGCGCTAGTAACGACGTAATTACAATGAACGGATCAACAAAAGGTGGACTAGCAGGGAGTATCGTTAAGGTAACTGCTATCGCTTCTGCTAAATATGCAGTAGAAGGAATCATCTTAGGTTCAGGCACTATAGTTACTCCATTTGCTGACGCGTAATAGGAGATAAATTATGGCTGATACAGTAACAAGTCAAACTATTCAAGATGGCGGTAGAACTGCCATCTTGAAGTTTACAAACGAGTCTGACGGAACAGGAGAGGCTTCTGTTAAAAAAGTAGATGTTTCAGCACTAGCAGCAGACAGTGACGGTAATTCGTGCACAGCTGTTACTATCTCAAGAATCTACTGGGCGTGTAGAGGTATGGGAGTTGACATCGAGTTCGATGCGTCAACTAACGTATTAGCAATCCCTTTACCAGCGGACAGCACAGGTGACGAATACTACGATTTATTCACAGGTATTCCTAACAATGCTGGATCAGGTAAGACAGGAGATCTAGACTTTACAACGGTGGGACACTCAGATGGTGATGCTTATTCAATCATTTTAGTTTTGACAAAACATTTCTAAAGAGAGAATATTTGTGATCGTTTGAGTAACCGGGCAACTGTTCTTGCCCGGTTACACCACAAAAGGAAACAATATGGCTACTTCAGGATCAACAGGATTTGACTTAACAATAGACGAGCTTATCGAAGAAGCGTACGAACGTTGTGGGTTAGAACTCAGAACAGGCTACGATTTAGATACGGCTAGAAGATCTTTAAACATTATGATGGCCGATTGGGCTAATCGTGGTTTGAATCAATGGACGGTAGCGCAGCGTAGTTTTACCGTTACTCAAGGCACATCAAGCTACAGTTTAGACACAGATATTATTGATATAACAGAAGCTGTCGTAACAAGAGGCAGCACAGATATACAACTAGAAAGAATCAGTAGATCGGATTATTTGTTTACCCCAGAAAAAACTTTACAGGCTAGGCCTAATCAGTTTTTCTTAGATAGACAAACAACTCCGGAAATCAAACTTTTTCCAACACCAGAAAACTCTACTGACATAGTTAAATACAACGCACTAACCAGAATACAAGACGTCGGTGACTATACCAACAACATGGAAATAGTATTTAGGTTTATACCGTGCATGGTATCCGGGCTGGCTTACTACATAGCTATGAAAAGAGCACCAGAGAAGATACAGATAATGAAACAAATTTACGACGAGGAGTTTGATAGGGCAGCGTTTGAGGACATAGATAGTGTTAGTTCAAGATTCTTGCCTAACAGAACTATTATTTGATGCCTAGAAAAAAGAAGGACCCAAGAGTCGGCACAGGTAAGAAACCAAAAGGCTCAGGCAGAAGACTCTACACAGACGAAAATCCCAAAGACACGGTTAAGATTAAGTTTGCTACTCCAGCAGACGCACGCGCTACCGTAGCAAAAGTAAAAAAGATTAAAAAGCCGTTTGCGCGTAAAATACAAATACTTACTGTAGGTGAACAAAGAGCAAAGGTTATGGGTAAAAGCCAAGTCGTTAACATATTTAAACGCGGTAAAGACGCTATTAGGAAAGCAAGGAAGAAATGAGTTTTGCACTAGGAAAGAAAGCATACGGCATTTGCGATATTTGTGGACAGAGATATCGTTTAAACCAACTTAAAAAACAATGGGACGGACTAAAAGTTTGTCCGCAGGACTACAGTCCTAAACACCCGCAACTACAACCAAGACCACAACCAGCTGATCCAGAAGCATTAAGAGATCCAAGACCTGATCCTAGAACCGGCGATCAAGGTTTTGATAAAGGTATTGTTAGAGTTCTTGGTACAGACATGCGAGCAACCAACGATATAGTAGGCAGTCCGTTTAGCCTAGACGGAGCCACTACAGCACTTGGCAGCGTTACCATAACAGATAATCCTTTAACCGCTACAGGTCAATCGGCCACGGCTTCTTTGGGAACTGTAACCATATCAGGATCAATAACAGATACAGTAAGTGTTAGCGGTCAAGCAGCTACATCGGCTCTAGGTTCAGTAAGCGTTACCGCAGATACTGTGTACACAGTAACAGTAGCCAGTTACTACGGAGCTAATAAGTATTACATTAATGGTTCTAGACAAGCGACCGTAACTTTAAGCGAGGGCAGCACGTACAGATTCGATCAATCAGATT